CATCCATATCCATCCGATTAACGGATCATGGGCTTAAAAGAAAGAACTTAGCTACCCTAGAAGTAATGGGTCGAGCATAAGCCCCCTGGCCTGCGCACTCAAAGCAGGCCTGCCGATCCGAAGACCGGCTCTTCTGACAACCAACGCACCATTTCTATAGTACGCTGGTAACCCGAACGGACCGACTTCTTGTCGGCCCGCATCTGCACTACCCACCCAGAGTGAGCGAAGGTATCCCAGTTTCTCCGGGACCTCAACTTTACTCTTTTTCGTGGCAAGTATGAACTTACCACAACACCGATAAGGAACCCAGATAACAGTATCTAGGTCACAATGTGTTTCCCCGTAGAGTCGAAACTCTTTGGGTACCCACGATAGTAGCATCCGATATAACGGTGCAAACCTCGTGGCCGGGATTGGTCCACTCGTCGCATACGTCTGAATCAAGTTTAGATACTTGAAGACATCTGCAAACGACTTGATCGGTTTCTTGATGAATAGTGGACGGACTGCTGTACCGTTTAGGTAGTCGGCACCACACGATTCCCGAAAATTTCCTTCGTTGAAGGATTTCTTCACGTTCACAACTCCACCAAGGAGCTCTAAACGCCGAACGACCTCATTGTAAGAGATCGATGGAACGATGATGTCATCTCCGTAAACACGCCACACTGCATGTCCAAGGCCGAGGTCCCGTAAAACGGACCTCACAACCGCCGAGAACAAAATCGTCTGCAGTGAAAACGTCAGAGCATTCCCCATTGATGAGAACTTCTCATTATCATGGAAGCTCCCATCAGGTAACAGAGTATATTTCGCCCTGTACCTACTTAGGGTGCGGACCCAGCTCGGACTAAACACCATGGCTATAACGCCAAAAGGAATTCGGTCTGAAGCACTACTCATGTCTATAGTACACGGACGTTGTTCATCCGTATACTTCCCCGGGATACTACCCTGGAACGCCAACTGCTGATTAGGCAGCTGATTGCTCAGGTCAACACCCCACTGGGAATGTAGGCGCCGACGGAAGTAATCGTCGTACGCTTTTTGGAACATGGTAGCTAAAGAAGGTCCAATCTCAATAGACCTATCCGTGAGGATGGTCTTGGGTACAGTCTGGTAAACAGAGTGGTCTACCCAGTCGATGGTGACTTCCTCTACGCCGTATACGCCATAGTTCATGGCATAACAACTCGAGGGCGAACAAACCAACAGCTCCCGAAACATTGTCTCCCTGTGAAGGAAGATTATCTCGTCGTCCATACCCTTAAATGCGGTATGGCCGAGAAGCTTGAAGATCGGTTGCCCTTCGTCCCTACTATGGGACAAGGTAGCACCAGGACCAGCACGGAGTCCGCCAGCAACATCAGGCAAATCCGGAGGCACCTCTCCAACTAAGGAGAGAACCTCCGAACGAACTGCCTGAAGAACAGCGTCGAGTTCAGCCTGCTCGTGAGTAAGAGGATGCTGGAAAATTTCCCAGCACCTTCTGTTCACTTCCTTGCAGGCTGCCTCTGATTCCATCCACGTCTGCAATGCTGCGGCTTGAGCAGTGTCCCGAAATTCTTTGTGGGGATACTCAAGTTTTCTCAGCAAATCGCGAACGCTGACGAGACGGTAATACGTGTCTACGTCATCGATTTCGCGAGCATCGGAGATGAAAGGCTCCAATGTCCCGATAGCACTAGGCAGCTCCGACAGATTTCCAATCGGTTGGAGCAAATCTTCAAGCCCAGTGCCAGCGAGCATAGATTCGAGGTGGGTATTGAATAAGGCCGTATATTCAGCCTCACCGACCTCGAGCTTTTGGGGGACTGGCGTCTTCGGGGTAATACCCCTGGAACGACTCCTTTTGCGTTTCATGTAGGATTTTCTCCACAGATTGACGGACCTGGTAAACCAGGAAAGTCGTGAAAGACACACTGAAGGCGACCCAAAGGAGGATAGCCAAAAGAACGACCACGTGACGGATGAAACTAGAGGGACAGATTTGTAAAATATCCATCTAGCTCACCATCATTAATCAGTAGACCCATTGCAGCGCGTGCTAACGCAAACTGCGTTGAATCTACATCAGCGACCCGAGACACGGACAACTCCCAGATAATGGGAGCCACCGCGCCTTCAGCGTCTTCGACGGACCAACTAAGTTTCATGTTGTTCCGAGCGTTAGACGTATAGGCCTTCGTGGTTTTGGGATAAACCCGCCTCAACATCAAGGTTCTTGGAACCAGCAATGTCGAGGAAGAATGACGATAGACAACACGATCCTGTGTCGTCGAGTCAGTCGTGAACACTTGGTCCACTGTATCGACCGTAACGGTCAACGTGCCCATGGTAATACTCCTGGGTAAGTTGTGGATTTCACCTCTGAAGGAACTTGCGGAGTAATGCTATTCCGTCAAGCAACTTAAGAGAATTTAGACCTGAACCGGCGCCGATCGACGGAAGAAAAGAGTCGACCGGATTCCTAAACTTGTGAACCGCTTTTTCGCTGTACTCAAAGTCCAGCTCGGTTCCTTCAAGAAGTTCAAGTTGATACAACCTCTCTTCGCCTGGACTAGTCCAGGATTCCGAGTAGGGGTGAGATTTGACTTTAACTTCCAGGTTAGCCTCGCAAGTAGCCCAGCCGACGCGCTCATCAATAAGAGCGTAAGCTGTCGCAGCCTGCAGGACGTCCCCTAAGTTGATAAACCATTCCAACACAAAGGAGTACGGAATTAATTCCAATACAGTCCCAAGTGGATCAAGACCTCCAAGGTTCTTGATGAATCCAATGGATTCGGAGGATATGGTAAAGTCTGCGGTTTGACCGTACCGGACTTTCGCCTTATAGTAAGGCGTGTAGTCAACGTAACACCCTAGTGTCCCGTAAAGGACACAATTCCTTACGAGAGTGGGGTTACCCACAGCGTCGTAAAGGGTGTCGGTACTCCGCACAGTCTGGCGATGGTTGTACGAGGTTTTAGCGAGTTCTGCATACGACATAATGTCATAAAACGCAGGGCGCCACCCGTACCGACCTTCTAACCAGATATCCGACGCGATATCAAGCACTTGCTTCCTTTTGACAGGGTCACGAAGATCCTGGCGAGAGAAACGAAGTATCTGTCGCGCCGTCGTTAGAGGCTTTGAGACGATCTTTAGTGCTCTCACGAGCATTAGAACCGTCTTATCAGCCTCAACGAGCGAAACGAGGATTTCAGTTATGCCCGACGCGAGTCTAGCCGACAAGGCTGTCATCGCAACGGACGTCTCAACGTCCCCGTTTATGCTCGCAGGGGTCGGCCAACCGTAAAAACCGGTTATGCTGCTTACCCCTGCTGGAATCCTGCTTCCAACCGTCGCGGCCCCGAAGGGCCAAGTTTCTCGACTAGTCCCAAGCAACACCCATTTTAAGGGAAATGCGTAAGGGGTAACCGTGTACTTGTATTTGACGGGCGGAGGATCAGGATATCGATGCAGGTTCCACTTCAACACGCCTACCCTTTTGGGAAAGTCGTATTTAGTTTGGCTCATGTAGTTACACATAAGTTCACCTGCATCTCGTCTGGCAGCGAAGTTTAACACTTCGGTATCAGTCATCGTGATCCCATTCATGGGGCCATCGAGACTATAGCTGCCATCGAGACTGCGGGTACGCCAAATAGTCATCTTCCACTCCTGTGTAGGATGGCTATCCAACGCGTGCGACCAACCGCAACAGCCTTCCAAGGTTGTTGTTTTAGATCGCAGGACCCCCTTCTGGG